ATATATGACATAGAAACCATGCAAGAACTATTCTTAGTTGTATGTATGGTGCCTGGTAAAGTTCCTAAGAGCTTTCAAGTGTCTAAATGGAAGAATCAATTAGATGCTTTCGTTAGATACACAGAAGCTAACAACGATGTTTATTGGGTAGGATATAATAATCTACGCTTTGACAGTCAAGTTGTTGAATGGATCTTAAGAAATCATGACAATTGGCATGAACTAACTAACTTAGAGATATGTGCACGTATAGCACAGAAAGCTGCAGATGTTATACATGATGCTAACTATGATGTATTCCCAGAATACAGAGAGCATGAACTATCTCTTAAACAACTAGATCTGTTTAAGATACACCATTATGATAATAAAAATCGTATGGTGAGTCTGAAGAGATTAGAGTTTGAGATGGATCTAGAGAACATTGAAGAGATGCCTATACACCATACTAAGGTTGATATGACAAAAGAAGAGGTTGAAATGACCATTGACTATTGTTATAATGATGTGGATGCAACTTATGAATTCTATAAGATAACCCTAGGTGATACAGATCACCCACTGTACAAAGGAAACAACCAAGTAGAGCTAAGACAAGATATTGAAGCTGAGTTTGGTATTCCATGTATGAACTATTCAGATAGTAAGATAGGGGATGAAATGATCAAGAAGTATTACTGTTCTGAGAAAGGAATTCAATACAAAGAACTTCCTAGAAAAGGATATTTCAGAAAGAATATAGATCTTAAGAATTGCATTGCTAAGTATGTTGTGTTTGAGACTCCTCAGTTATCTGAGTTCTTAAAAAAAATGAAGAAGACCAAACTAGGTCTTCAAGATGATTTCAAAGAGCATATAGATTTCTATGGAAATGTATATTCTTTTATGAAGGGAGGTCTTCACACCGAGAACAAACCTAAAGTGTTTGAGGCTGATGAAGAGTACGAGATAATCGATTGGGATGTTAGTTCTTATTATCCTGCTATCATCATCAATAATGGGCAGTTTCCTGCTCATTTAGGTAAAGAATTCCTTAGGGGATACAAACAGATGTTTGAGAAGAGATTGGAGCTTAAACCATTCGCTAAGAAGGACAAGAAGATTAAAGGAATTGTTGGAGCACTTAAACTTGCAGTTAACTCTGTATATGGTAAGTCATCTGATATGCTATCATGGATATACGATAGGCAGTTAACTATGTTCACCACAATAACTGGTGAGCTTAGTCTAATGATGCTTATCGAGCAATATGAATTGAATGGCATACATGTGATCTCTGCTAATACAGATGGTGTAACTATCAGAATTAAGAAAGACCTAATACCTTTGATGCATAGTCTTAATGAAGCATGGAGTAACCTCACTCAATATGAGTTAGAGAGAACTGATTATTCCAAGATTATCTTTAGTACAGTGAATGACTATTTAGCAATTATGACAAATGGAGAAATTAAGAAAAAAGGTGATTTCCTTACTGACTTTGAATTACACAAGAATAAGTCAGCTAGAGTGGTTCCCATTGCTCTTGAGCAGTGGTTTGTTCATGGTATACCTGTTGATACTACGATACGTAATCACACAAATCTTTATGATTTTTGCATAAGACAGAAAGCAAGTAGAAGTTTTCACTATGAAGGGACCAATAGGTCAACTGGTAAGAAGACAGTGTATAATAAACTCATACGATATTATGTGTCTAACACTGGAGACAAGATCTTTAAGATTAAGAATCCAGAGTGTCAAACTAGAGCTGCTGCAATCAGTCAGATAGAAGCAGGTGAATGGGTGTGTAAAGTTTGTAATTTCTTACCAAAAGGTAGTAAAGTTGATAATGTAAACTATGAGTATTACATTGAGAAAGCCAATAGGTTAGTAACAAAAATAGCTACTGAAGGTAGAAGAATCAAAACAGTGCACATCCCTAATCAATTAAATCTTTTCTAATGAAAGCTAAAATCAATCGTACGAACATCTCTAATCATCTAGTTGAATATCAGCTAAACATGATTGGTAAGACAGTACTAGACGTGAGTGGTGATCCAATGTGGTATCATACCAATACCATGACACCAGAACAACATGAGGAATTCAAAGCATATGCTATTCCTCTATTAAAAAAAATCTTTAAATTTAACAAAACGAGAGCTGAAGGAACATTTGGGTGGTTTAACCTACAATTTGGCTTGAGAATCAAATCTGAATTATTATGAACACATTTTTTATTATTTTATCAATCGCTGCTATTTTATCATTAGCATTCATCTATTATGCACTAAAAACTGCTGAAACACAAGATGAAGAAGTAAAAGAATCTATTAACAAGTTTCAACCTAGAAAGGTGACTTACATCCCTAAGAAGGATGTTATTAATTCTTTGGACAAACCTAAGAAGAAATATTACAAGAAGAGAAACAAGAAGAATAAACCAGCTGTCGCACAAAATGAGACAACTGAAAAAAGACCTGTTGGAAGACCAAGAAAAACTACTGAATAGTGGACTGGATATTAGATGATTGGGAATATCCCAATGATGAAATCTATGCTGTGGAAAGACAGAAAGACATTGAGGCAGCAATGTATCAATGGGAAGAACAGCAGATGTTTAAAACTAGACTACCTGCAATTATAAAAGTAGTAAAACCAATAACAAAAGATGAAGCTAAACGTAAATCCTCAGCAGTTCGAGGAGCTCATCAAACGAAGTTACAATCTTGATATAATATATCTACTAAAGCTGATAGACGAACAATATGATATTGCACCCTTGTACAAGGACAGTATGAAGATTGCTTCTGTCTATCAGTCTTTAATAAGAAAAGGACTGATAACAGAGAATGATGATAAGCTCACAACAATAGGTAAAGATCTTTTAACATTTGTAGACACTAAGACTAGTGCTAGAATTATAAAGAGAAAGCCTGCCACAACAGACTTTGAAGAATGGTGGAAAGCTTATCCAGGTACTGATGCATTTGAGTATAAGGGGAAATCCTTCAAAGGTACTAGAGCTCTTAGATTGTATAAAGATGACTGCAGACTGAAGTTTGATAAGATTATACTAGAAGGAGACTATACAGCTGCACAGCTTATAGCTGCTTTGAACTATGAAATCATACAGAAGAAAGAGAATTCTATATCTACTAATAGCAACAGACTTACATTCATGCAAGGATCAGCTGTTTATCTGAATCAAAGATCTTATGAACCATTCATTGAACTAATTAATGAAGGAGCCACAATAGACATTGCTCCACAAAAACCACAAGGAGGTACAGACATATGAGAGTTATTATATTTAATGACGTACCAGATATCTATCTCTATGAAGATGAATGTGGTTATGAACCTAAAGGAGGATTCAAAGAGTATGATTCTTTGAAAGAAGCAATCAAGGATAGTCCTAGATCAAAAATACATCGTTACCCAACTAAAAATACAGATCATGAGTTTTGAACTATTAAATGCAGAAGTTGAGAAAGGTCTAGGTGACTTCAATAGAGGGATACCAATGGGCTTTGATCGCTTGACTAGATATGTAGGTATTCGTAAGGGTATGTATTATTTGATAGGTGGTAACACTGGTTCAGGTAAAACATCATTCATCGATGATGCATTTGTTCTTAATCCTGTTGATTGGGCTATGTCTAAAGAAGGAATAGCTTCAGGTATTAAGGTGAAGGTGTGGTATAGGTCCATGGAGAGAAGTAGAACTTACAAGATGGCCAAGTGGGTATCTCGTAAGATATTTCTAGACCAGGGAATCATTATTCCTGTAGGTAAGATCTTGGGTTGGAATGAAAAGATGACTAAAGATGAGCATGATCTGTTTCTACACTACAGAGATTATGTAGAGCAGCTAAGTGAAATTGTTACAATCATTGATGGACCAGAGAATCCTGTAGGTATAGCTAAAGAGCTAAAGACTTATGCTGAAGAAAATGGTGAGATAAGACAATTGGATAAATGGAATAAAATATATGTTCCTAATGATCCAACACAAATCACCATGGTTGTAGTAGATCACATTGGTCTTCTTAAGACTACAGCAGCTCAACCAACTAAGAAAGATGCCATTGATAAGATGTCTGATGAGCTGAGATATGCTAGAGATTTCTATGGATATAGTCCTGTAGTTGTTAGTCAGTTCAATAGATCCATATCTAATCCATCAAGATTAAAGAATGGTGATGTAG